TCAGCAACACATTGTCGGATGGCCTGGCTGACACGGCCACTGTAGACTTTCCCGGCAGCATCACCACAATTCAGGAACCAGCTGGGCGGGTCGATTGCAGTAAATCTTAACTTACCAATGTTTGCTATGTCGCCAACAGCGTGCATGTCGATGACATAACCATGTTGCCAGGGTGTGGCATTAACGGTAGCCGGCCAAACCAATCGGAAACTAGCTTTAAGGATGGCAGCCCGTGCATGCAAGAAATATTGCAATTCCGTCAAATAGCGTTTCAAGATATTAAAATCAGCATCAAGCAACCCACACCGGATAACGTAACCGCCATTCATCATCGCCCGCCACTCAAACTCATAACACTTATCACCAAGATCACCAGTAGTATCATTCGTGCCCTCAACAGTGAGGATAAAATTAACAATCGGACGATCACTTATAACCGGTGAACTAGGACCCGCATCTGGCGCTGGCATGTTACACCTTATGAGAACAACCGGAACTGACACCGCCCACAAGACTAGCCAACAGGGATCAACATGACTACGTACACCGAACTTGAGAAACTAGACGCCTTCCTAGGACTACCAACCGGCACCGCCAACGCTACCATCGCCGACCACGACCGTAACCAACTGGCCACCATGAACGAGCGACTGGCCGCCCACGGCCTACACCTAGACGACGACACCGCCATCACCCTGGCCTGCCGCCCAGCCTGGAAGGCCCTAATGCAACGCCTCGGCATTAGCAATGCATGGTGGTTCGACGGCGACCCAGGATGGATCAAACCAGTTCCCGTCCCAAATCTGCATGACTAACTACCAAAGAGAGCCAATCTTCCCAGCACGACCAGTGGACCGCCCCAGATCGAAAAAGGCTAGATTACGTCCCTTGAAAGCCAGATTGGCACCATGCGGGTCCAAGTATATAAGACCAAAGCGATCATACACATCCTTGACCGCCCTAACCACCTCTCGAACGGCCCAACGCGACTTGGCATCTAACTTCTCATCGCGACCAATAAGGTCAGCAATCTTATCAACATCGCGAATGGGCGCGTTGAAACGATCGAGATAATCATAAACAGCAGCACCAGCCTGCCGAAATGCCCCTCCCACCCCCGTGTTAAGCCGCTGCTGGACGATAGCATAGAGATCTTTAGCTATGCCACTATCGGTCCGGCCACCACCGACATGCTTGACACCATAGATGGTCGCCAGGTGCGGTGACCCCTGACCCTGGATGGCCGCCGCCAGCTCGGCCTCATTCTTGTCAGTGGTGAACTTGATGACATAATCCCCAATAGGATAAGCCCGGCCCACATAACCCTCCCAGGGCCGAGGTGGTGACACCGGCGGGTATGTTCGCGGCCTTTCCAGATGATCCAACCATGATTGAGCGGGCACGCCCAGCCCAATTAACCATTTGAGAAAGCGACGAGCACGCTTCCGTGCCTCGAAATCGCGTGGCGGTTGGAATAGCACCCCGGCCCAATCAGTAGGCCAAGCGACATTACTAACTTCAACAATTAAGGCAGGAGGTACTTGTGGAGCATAGAGGCGAAGCAGTGCCTCGAGAACCTCAAGAGGTCCACGCCAAATAGGCGATCGCCGGTGCAGCACTGCCAGATGCATAAGGGATCTCCGCCCATTATGTTCAATCGCGGCTAATGCTGATGAGATCAAGGGCCTTCTGGCTCTTACTATCTAAGAGCCTGGCTTGCTGCAATAACGCCGAGGAGCTAACAGGCGTGTAGGGGACGATGCCTTTAGACATGAGATTCCAGACGGCCCAATCCTTGAAGCCGACAACATACTGACCGATCTCGTTCCAGTCCTTAGTGGATTTCTTATCACCATCGAGCCGATATTCTAGCCATGGCGGCACGCTGTACCAAACAGATAACTTACGCTTCAAGAGTAACTCAGCATTATGCACGATGCTACGCAAACCAGCGGCATCATTGTCCGGGGCCAGGATGACATGGCTTGGTCCGAACATGTCAATCTTCTGGGCTTGCTGCGGGGTCATATCGGCGCCACCGGTCGCCAGACACTGATGGGACAGGGTATGGCAGCAAAAGATCGACTCAGCGATGTACAGCTCACCAGCCGGCTCTACCTGATCGAAATTGTACAGGAACTGACCTTTACCGACACCGTACAGTCCCTCGTCCGGAAAGGTGAACCGCTTATTGAGCATGTTGCGCGTCTGCCAATATACGAGGACCTCTAGCTCATAGTACGGCCAAACCACATCCATACCTGCGTGATGTATATCGTACAGCTCAACAGCAGTTCTATTAACGCCGCGCGAGGCCAGCCAATTAAGGATAGTACGGGCAACGGTCGGCTGCGACGACCCCAACAGCCGCTCCGATAGGTCAGGAAGGGCCACCAGTGGCTTCTCCTGGGCCTCGGCCGGCCATTGACGGCCTCCGGGCCGCCCACTGCCACCAGGCCCGCTCCTGAGCGTCGGAACGGCATCACCGGACAGGTCGCAGATGGCCCTAACTGCTTCTCGATAGGAACAGCTGAGGAACAGTTGAACAAAATGAACAAACGAGACATTGCGCTTGCCGCTGCGCGGGCTGGGCGGCCCGGCCCAATCGTCCCCATGCCAGTCATGCGCCACTCCTTTAGTCAAGCTAATCCCAAAGTGATAATCGGCGTCACCGTCGAACGGGTTGCAGATCTCGACTTCGATACCGTGCTTACGCAACTTATAATCCGGGAAGTAGGTTGCGACAAACCTCATTATCTGCTCTGGTGTTGGTCTGAACCAACTCATGGGGACACCATGATCGATTGTTTTGATAAGTATGGAGTAACCCAATCAACGAGGAGTGGACCACCTTAGCGCATCCTGCGACAAGCGGCAATGCCTGATATGGGAATACACGGCCCGGCAATGACATCCTCTAGGTGGGGACCCGCGCCGGCAAGATCTCTCGATGAGAGGCGAAATGATGTAGTAAGAACCTGAGAGCGGCCGGGGTAACGGCTAGCGACACGATAAGCACACTCCAACGATTACTGACCTTGCTTGTCAGAGTCAGTGGGATCAACGCCTGGCTGACAAAGTCGCGGCGATAATAGGTATAGCTAGTCTGGTCCAGACCTAGCTTATAGACGAGGTCTTGAACAGTGCTAACAGTAGCCTGGTCATATAGCTCGCGGCGGATTTCGAAGTTGGTATATTGACCGCACGGCCCACAAGCTGTCCCGCCTGGCGCATTAGTAGTCCCGATGCTGGCTATACCGCTGCGCTGTTTGGCTACGATTGCCTCCACGTAAGTGGTGGCGCTGATTTCATTCACTAAGTCATGGATGTAGGCGCCCTCGGTTCCCTCGTAACCACCAGGGGGCAAGGGTGGAATTGGCACATTCGCCAGGAGGTTTATCATCTCACCTCACGATATGCTAAAGATATACCACGGTGACGCTTGGATCACGCCATTGGGAAGGTAGACAGTCACCCGGTAACGGTAAGTGCCAATCAAGAAACGGCGAGCATCCAGCCGCCAGCGAAGTACAAATGGATTGGTCCGGAAAGTCCCCTGACGGAGGCCAACCGACATCTGCTCATTCTGGATGAGGATCTCGGCATTGCGTGTCTCGACGTGGATAGATGCAGTCATCCACGGGATCAACGGCATAACCAGGTTATAATCGAAATCATACAGGGGTAATGGCATCACGCCAATGTCGAGATCACAGTAGTCACCACTGTGAAAGCGCTGCCGCAACGGTTCAAAACCGAACTGGATCGACATCAACCGATCGTCGGTGTACCAGTTGTTGGGGTAGACCCAGAAGCGATGACAGTTGGCAATGAGGCAGTTATCGTAGTCATTCAGGATATCATACGTCCCGGAATATGGCAACGGGTAAGGTGGTGTTGACGCTGTACCGCTGGCTGCCGGATCGGTCGGGTGGTAATACCAGATGTCCTCGTAGACCTCGGGGGCCACGGCATTGGCTGGCACTGGGTACGGGTAGTAGTATTGACCGACATCGGTCCGGACGACCGGCGCCGGGTAGAGCGGATCGGTCGGCGATAGCAATGGTATACTGGCAAACAGGTTCTGGGGTTGAATCACCGCTCGATAGATATCGATGCGACGGATGGCGAATGGGTCGGCCAGCTGACCATTGTGGTAGAAGTCAATATTCAGCTGACTTAACTGCCCAAGACGGCCAGAGATTCGTGGGTTGCCCGCGAATACCGGTCCTGATGTACCTGCGGTTGGGGCAGTCTGAATCATTGCCCTCTCCCTTTGCCACTGTAGGGTTTGGACGGGAGGGCCTGGTCTCAGCGACCACCCATGCGTGGTACGTTAATGCTGGGTACGTTAATGCTGGGTGCACTCGGGATGTTAGGCATGCTCGGTCGTGATACACTGCCGGCGGCGTTCTCCTCGGCCTTCTTGCGTTCTTCGAATTCCTTCTCGACGCGTTTAAGCCACCAGGCTCGTTCCTCAGCAGTCATCTGGGCTTGCTCGAAAGTGCTCAGTTTACCGTACTCATGGAGTTGAAATTGCTCTTCCATGAGGTGGCTCCATTGCCTTTCAAACTCGCTTAAGCGGCGCTGATAATCTTCTTCAAGCTCCCCGCTTTTGCGTTGGCCGAAAAAAGGATTCGGTGATTGGCAATTCCGTCATGAACTCTTGGCCACACTCAGGGCAGGTCATGGTGATAGTGGATTCAATGCCAGGGCTGTTCTCGCGTAACCATTCGCGGACCGCTGATGTGTCAGTAGCATGCATCCGGGCCACGAACGCTGACACCTTGGCTCTATCCTTGACCCCCATGACATTATCGATGACCATCTGGAGGTTCTCGGTTAGGGTGTCATCGATGGTTGGCTCGGCGTGAACGTTTGGCCGTCGCTGCGAGTTAGGGCGACCAGCACGGATGGCCGGAGCAGCGAATAGCTTCTTGCGTACTCGTCGTGTGGTTATCAGGTTATTCATATCCCGGCCGCGTAGAAAGCGCAGGCCGACCCAGAATTCGCGCCGGGTTGTCTCGGTTAGATATGGCAGTTGGACTTTGAACGGCTCGTGGCCCATGCTGGGGTCGGCCCAATGTATGGTGGATGCTAGCTGGTTGAGATCATAGGTGTGTGTACTGACTTGTTGGCAATCGGGTCGCTGGCAGGTCACGGCGAATTCATAGATGTTACCGTGTGTGATGCCACGCAGGTAATAAAGCAGGTAGATGCGATCACCGGCTAGCAGGTCCAGTGGATCGAAGCCATCTTGGCCTGTATGTGGGAAGCGGCAGCATTCATTGAAGAGGTAGTCGATGGATTGGCCAGTCTGGGCTAGTCGCTGGGTGGCTAGGATCTTCTCGGCTGCCTGGCCCATGGCCCGTACCTGGCAGAATGGGCTGTCCCAGCCATAGAACAGGCCGAGGCTAGGTAGCTTGCAGTTCTCCCATGGTATTAGTTTCTCCTCTGGCGCCTGGATGATCACGTCCACGAGCTGTTGGTCGCTCATGGTTGGGCCGATCAGTTCTTCTAGGACGCCAATGCGCGGGCCAAAGTCCTCCCCCTCTGCTGCCTGCTCTGATCTCTGCCTGGGCTTGGCGGTACTTGCCTCACCAGCATGGGAGGTAGCCCCCGCTTTTAGGCTAATTTCTTCGCCTATTTCGCTCTCGCCACCGGGAACCTGAGCTGGAGTTGAGGGTGGCTTGTCTTCCGGCTGTGATTGATTTGGATCGGCAGGCGTGGTCATGTGATAGCCCTTTTCAATGTGATTCGGTCGGTCAGGGCTATCTACTATCAATCGTCTTCAGTCTCATCGGCCCAGTCATAGGCCACGGTCACTTCCACCAACTTTACATCGCTGTCAGTATAGGTAAGGTCGCCAGTTTTGACGCTCTGTGGCCAGCTGTTATACAATGTCCAGTGCGTTGCCTTGGCTAGATCATGAGTTAAGTTACTTAGGGACGAACGCGTTTTGTAATCATCGGGATTCTGCAGCCCCTCTCTTGGCGTCCACACAGCAGCGCGCCAATCCCTGATGATGGTGGAAAAGCCCCAAGTATCATACCAGCTCACCTTAACGTCGTTGAAGATAATGCTCTTGGCGAATTTATATTTCAATGATCCGCCCATGATCTCGTCCCTTTCGAAGTCCCAGCTCGGAAAGGTCGCCTCTTTGGAATAAATAAGTGTGGGAGCAGCCGCGCCAAAGAGATTATCGATCGACCAGAGGTATTTGTAATAGACCAATGGCGTGCTTGATACCCCGACCCCCAGCCCACTGACAACGAAGCCCGGCATGCGAACCCCTAAGGAATGATGACTCGCCGCAATACGGGCAGCGGCTCGGTAGGCTCACACGGGTCAGCATTAACGGCACGGTCAGCATTCTCTCGTACGACCTCCCTGCACTTATCCATCTGCAGGGTCACGGTGATCTCAGAAATCGAGTTATCCGAATAATCAAGCGAGTCTGGCGATACCTTGGACGGCCAGGTACCAAGCAATTGGTACTCCCAGACAGGACGACCGGCACTATCAAGGAGGTAGAGGTTACCATCACGCTTGAAAGGCTGACTGATTGCGGATTCTTCGATGTCTAACACTGACGCAGACCACCAATTGTAGATCTCCTTAGCGGTGTTATCGGTGCCACCAGCGCTATGGACATCATAGAAACTAATCTCGATCGGCAGCCAGCGATTCTTGCCTGGCATGTAGATCTCATCCTGGCCATGATGCATAACGATCCGGTCAATCTCCGGGGTCGGACGACCGCACTTATGAGACACAATAAGCAGATCACGTGATAATGGCTGCAATACCTGTAGGATATAGCGATGCCGCCGCGACGTTTCACTGGTATTCGCGGGCGTGCTGTCCCCCCGGCAGACCACCCCTTCGACAGTGATATTGAAACCTGGCATATCTTATCCGACCAAACGAGAACGGCCCGAAGTGGGGACCCACCTCGGGCCGTTTGATAGTGGCCCCATAAAATCAGCCAACGCCGACAACCCCTGGCTGAGTTAAACACCAGCCTTAATGGCCCCGCCAGAAATCCCACCAGGGATCCCACCAGCGATCCCGGCAGCGGCCCCACCAGCCCCGCCACCGGCCCCGGCAGCAATCCCGCCAGCGACCCCGGCAGCGGCCCCACCAGTCCCGCTGCCCGAGAAGCTGCCAGCGCCATAGCCAAGCTGGCACGATGGCTGGACGGCAATGGGTTTGACATTGTTAATGCAGGAGCGGACGGCTCGATCGTAGCGCATCTTGGCGACGCAGGTTAGAATCTCGGAGCTGGTGTAGTCGAGGCCCTTCCAATCCACATCCAGTGGCCAGGTGCCGTACATGGTCCATTCCTCGCTGACAGCACCGAAGCTGTTGGTTACCGTCAGTATCGCTTGTTTCTTGTAGGTTGCCGGGTGGCTGCACTGGGCGCAGGAGAGATTCACCACTGTCTCCAGCCAGGCGTAGATGCCGGCCGAGATGTCCGGGTTCTGCTCGACGTCGTACCAGGTCATCTCGATTGGCTCCCAGGTCTGCTTACCGGCGAAGTAGGCAGTTTCCTGGTCGTGGTCCATCTTTGCTTCTTCGAACTTGAACTTCGGCCTGCTAGCCGACTTCAAGACGAGAAGCTCCACCTGGGTGAACGTCCCGGTGCCACGACCGATGGTCCTGAAGACCCATCGGTGAACACGGCGCGTCTCCAGGGTATTCGGTGGCATACCGGCACATTGTCCTGCAACATTAAAACCTGGCATTGCATGCCCTCCAAGCTCTTTACTAGCCGCCCCCTATTTAGGAGACGACGACGCCACCGGCCGCTAAGATTTCTTGCGCCGAGAACGATGCCCCGGTCTGGATGACCACAAGATTGAGAACCACGAACTCCACTGCCCGCGTCGGCTGGATGAACACCGATACCCACAACTCATTGCGATCAATTCGCTCCGGGGTGTTGTTAGTGGCATCGCATACCACCTTGTAAGCGGTGAGGCCACGCCGTGATTGGATATCGGCCAAGAATGGGTTGATGACAGTAAGCACCTGCGACCACAACGTCGTATCGTTCGGTTCGAACAGGAAGCCGCGCATCATCGCCGACAAGTTCTTCTTGAGGTAAATGAGCAACATGCGGACATTGACACGATCCAGTGCCGACGCTTTGCGTTGCAGAGTCCGCTGGCCCCAGACGATGATGCCGTCTCTCGGGAAGTTGACGATCGGGTTGACGGCATTGCCATAGCCGTATAATAGGTCGCGCTCGCTCTGGGATGGGCTGTACTCAAGCTCCAGGGCTGTCGGTAGTCTGCCACGATTCAAGCCAGCCGGGGCATACCACATGTCAGTTAGACGAGCGGTACGGCTGAAAACAGCGCTGATTTGGCCGGACGGTGGTACCCAAATTTGGATGTTGTTGAACGAGTCAAAGATCTTGATCCAGCTCCAGTAGAGGGCGCCGTAAGAGCTGTTGATGGCAGTGCTAAGATCGGACACCAACATGCCATTGTGCCAATCGACCACCTGTTGCGCCCGGAGACCAAAGGGTGGGTCCACCAGGTAGAGAACGTCACCACGGGCCTCGCACATTTGCAGACACTGACCGATAACGGCCCCGGACGAGAAACCTGGCGTGATCAACAAGTTGATATCATAACTCTCGGGGTTCTGCATCGCGTAGATGCCAGTGCTCAGCGCTGGGTTCCCCATGACAGCCATATCCAGCTCGCTGGAAAAGGCCGGGTCCGTCGGGATGCCATTGGCGCCACCCACAGCATGTACGCCAGCAAACACTGATGGTTGCCGCACCATGTATGGGTTAGTACTGTTGTCCCCCTGGGTTGGGTCGAAGTTGAGGTAAGCCGGCCTCGGAACCCAGTTGAAGAAGGGGTCGCCACTGAAGCCGCCGAACTTGCTGCCTGGGTTAATGACATTACCGATGTAACGATCGGCGGTGGCATCGAAGCTGATATCATCGACCCGGCTCACGATCAGGTTGTTACTGTCCTTGATAACCAGGGTATAGCGACCCGCCACTTCACCAATGCCCTGGGTGAATATTGTCAAATTGGCAGTGACGTTGTTGATCCAGGTGCCAGCGCTGGTGGCAACCAGCCAGCCGACGATGTTCTGGTAATAAGATAGGTCGATAGTGCACTGGGCACTGGCTGGATCAACATCACAGCTAGCCGGCGTCGCCGGATCAAAGGTCGAGCCGAGCGGTAATTGTGGCCTTGAATCCTGGAAGCCACGATAGCCGCGCTGGTAGGGGTATGGGATGCCCAGCATCTCGGCAAAGCGGAGGGTGGCCATGTGCGTGTAGTTGGCCAACATCTGCATGAACGCCAATTCTTCAGCCTGGGTTGTGATAATGAGCACGCGCTGACCACCACCAGGAGCGGTGATGACACTGGAGGAAAACAGGACCCCACCAGCCCCATTAATGTTGGCGGCTAACTGTGCCGGCGTCAGATTTATGCCGCTCGGCAATGTGAAGGCCACCTGCTGGGTCTCGAAGGCATCAATGATGTTAATCACCACGCGATTGTTGGCGCTGCTAATGGAGTAACCATTGGGCGGGGCATCAGTGCCGGCGAGGTAGGCGCGCGGGATGTCGTAGATATATTGAACCTGACCCACGGTGGCAGCAAAGGCTGCGCTACCAAGGAGTTGCAGCCAGCGACCGGCAACGAGCGTCTGCAACTGCGGGACGATCGTGCCGTCCGGTAGCGTGTAAACCACAGCCGTGTACTGTTCACCACCCAGTAATGCATTCAGGGCCGCCACAAAGGACGGCGCATCCTTGTAGGTGGTTGCTGGCATGGTGTGGGCGCCACCTTGCACTCCCTCAACCCCAACAATGAACTGGCGATTGTCGGGCTGGGCCGTCCAGGTGAAGACATCGTTGACACCGAGGACGCCGGCTGTGACATTGATCACCAGGGTCAGACCGTTGGGCAGGATAATGGGGGCACTGGTGCCGTCGCCGCTCAGGATGCCGGAGGCAATTATGGCACCATCGCTGCCGCGCATCACCTGGAAGGTGGCACCACCGATCGCGCTGTTCGCCGACACATCGGGAGCGCCCGTGATTAGCAGCGTGAAGTTGTCGTTAACAGAGCCATTGTAGGTACCGGTGATGGTAAGGCTAGCCGAGGCCGGGCCGTGTGTGCTACCAACGGTGGCCTCGTGGTAGATTGGTGTGGTTGTGCTTGCGGCGTGGAAGATTAGCGGGTGAGCATCATCGATGGGGCGCAAGTTAATGCGGCCGTAGTCGATGCCTTGGAAGAGTGGGATGCGGCCCCAGCCGGCTCCTTGGGTGCCGGTGGTATCGATACAGACGCTATTCAACTCGGCTGGTTGGCCTGGGACGCATTCGACGCCGACGCGGGTTACGAAGCAGCGGTTGCCTTCTTCCATGTAGGCCAGTACCGCGTAGCCCAGGTAGCTTTCTGGGAATGGTTCGCCAAAGGTGTTGATGTAGTCAGCGGCGCTGAGGATGAGTGTCGGTTTGTTCATCGGCCCTTTGTTGGCCGCCCCAAAGAAAGCGGGAGTGAGCGAACCAACGGCGGTTGGCAGCACACTGAGGTCGATCTCGTTGAGGTAGACTCCAGGACTCAGGTATACTGCCATGTCAGCGTCTCCGCTCAGATCGTCGGCTAGTGCTCCGCCAGGCTCAACTGCCGAGTCCGGCAATTGCAAGCCAGAACGGAGATCAGCCGTCCTGAAGCGCTCCTAAGAGCAGTTGCCGGGCTACGGCTGACTTATTTTTGCTCAAGCTTCCTGCGTTTCGCTATCGCAGACCACCTGCAAAATCCCACGAGCTGCCAGGTTCTGAATCTGCTCCCAACGCAGGTGACTCTTGGCAACCTGCACGGTCTTACCCGGCCGGAGATGTACCTGCTGCTCGCTCAGATAAAAATCACCGCCGGGCGGCGCCACCTGGATCGGGATCATTTGCTTGCTACGATTGTAGATGGTAGCAACCTCACCAGGAGTCTGGGCTACAACAGCAGGACGGTTCAATAATCGCTGCGGCATAAATGCCCTCCTCATCTGAAACCAAGTGGACCTTGAACATACAACAACTGATCAGCCACGTCCTTGACGGTAACCACCGGACCCAAGACAGTTGGTAGGACGCGCTCCGGCAGCGGCAACCACGCTTCGGCCGTCATCGTATACTCATATTTAATCAGGCGATGCTGCTCGAAGCTAGCCTCCTTATCGCTCTGATCTTGTGCCCCGCCGAAACGAATGGTCAACGTACCCTGGACGCGGCCATCTGACATCCTGAATTCAGCTAGCGGATTGAAACGTGTCAAAACCTGGTATTTGACATACTCAGCATCGCGCTTGTGCTCGGCCCATACCGACAGGGTGTACTCAACTAGCCAGGGTGTCGGCCGGTACGTCAATATCGCCAGGTTGCCACGCACACTGGCATAGCGAACCCTCATGGGATGATAGGCCGGGCTGAACTTATCCTTGTTGAACTCCTCCTTCGAACGGCTCAAGGCCCCGACCGGCAAGCGGGCACGACCATTAAGCAACTCGTCACGCCAGATGAGCACACTCTTATCGGCCCCGGCAACCTTGATGCGCAAAAAGCGATAAGCATCCTTGGTCGGGACGCGCATCCCGGACCAATACATCTTCATTCCTTCATCAAGAGCGCGAAAGCCAGGTAGTAAGAAATCCTCAATGTCCTCATGGGCCACACCGGACGACTGGCCAAGTACGCTCACACGACCCTGCTTGGGCGAACTAGCGACCCCGACAGGCGGCGCATGGATATGGCTCCACTGCTGCTGCCCATCTGGCTGCCGCGATGGCCCGGCTGCCTCAGCGCCAGAGCCGCCCCCAACCGAGGCCGATAAGCTCGGTACGTGAGTGTAGGGGGCCGCTGGCGTATAATCAATGGTGAATTCGTGGATCGGCATGGTCCGTGCTCTACTTGATGCCGCCCTCGTGCAGCAGGATCAGGAACTTAGCTCGCTCCCTCAAGTAAGACTCATTGACGTCGTTAAAGACCTCTGTGTAGCCCTCGATCTCTTGCGGCGTCCCCTCGCCGATCATCATGATAACAGCCTTGGGCGGGAACTTATAGACCCGTGGGTCTTGAAGAGTGGGCGGTATCTGTGGTTGTAACTCTTGCACCTTGGTACTCAGCCGCTCCCCTACCTTTTTGGTTGTAATGGCCGCCACGTCGGTAAGAAGCTCCGGGATGATGCGATTGCCGATATCGGCACGTATCTTCGTGATTAGATCAGTAGCGGTCTTAAATTTCTGCATGAGCGAGTCACTCGCAGAGATTATCGCTGAGCTGCTGGGCGTTCACATCGCTGACGCCAGCACCGCCCAGGGGCTGGATCGGTTGCACAGTAATATCCCCGGTCAGGCTCTCGGCTGTACAAGCAAGGAATAGCCAACTATATTTGAAATTCTGATTGGGCGAGGCATTGACCACCCGGAACAGCTTCGGTGTAACATTGCCAACAGCGTTGAACGGTATCTTGATCACATCACCAGAGCGGAGCAGACGCTCAAAGCGCTGCAGGATATCGTTGTAGCCGAATATCAACTCGAGCTTAACAGCGGTATCCAAGCCCCAATTCTTCAAAGCTATCTCGAGCGGTTTTGGCACAAAGAATGCCTTACAGACCAACGCCGGCCAATAAGTCGGATCTGGGTCCTCATCCCAGACCTGGTCCACATCGGCATTATCGGTGCGCAGAAACACATCCACCTGGGCGCCGGAGGCGTAGATTGTCTCAGTAGCAACGCGATGGGCCGTATCCAGATCAGCCGACTCCATGTCATGCTGCTGAATCAACGGATACTCGCGCTCCATATCAGAGCGGAAACCAGCATAAGGACGCGGTAACTGCCCTTCTTGGTCGCTATCTTCAGGCTGACTGAATCTGTAGATTATCTTAATGCCCTCCGACTATTTGTCGACTAGATGCCTGATATCAGCAAGCCAGACACGCGGCCTAAGACCCATCACCCGCGCCGCCATCAACCTGGTATTACCAGCAACCAAATAGGGACCAGTAGCAGTCCGGAGCACGATAGGAGCTGGTAGCTCTGCACCATACTGCATACCATGCATGATTCGCCCAATATCCTTACCGTACTTGGTAGCATGCCGCTCAGCTTCCTTTTTGGTTATCTTGTAAGAGTTAGTATTCGGCAGCCGCTTCCATATTTCATCGGTCAATTCAACCATCTTACCGCTAACTAATGCTGCCATCAAACTAGCTACCGATATACCAGACTCCCTAGCAGTGCGCTCAATCTCATGTGCCTCAGTCTTAAAATCCGGCTTGACCCAAGTTGGTTGGCGCCGCTGAACAGTAGCTGGTGGCTGAGCGGGAAAAGCTGGTGGCTGAACAGAGGGAGCAGGGGATCGAGCCGGAGGAGCAGGGAGCCAGCCCGCCTGCGACTGACCCAATAATGGTGGCTCGACCAACTGACCGGGCGCTCCCTCCACTGGCGTCGGCCTAACTGGCACCTGACCAACTGGCACTACCAGTGTCGATTGATCCACTAGCTGACCACACGGTGGTGGCACCGTCGGCGGCTGACCAGCTAATGGCGGGAGCGGTGGAGCAGGTGGCTGTGGCTGACCCTCCGGGGCTGGCTTTGACGCATAGAACTGGGCGATAATATCAGTCCCCTCTGGCATGTAGGTCGATGGCATGGCCGGACCATCACAACCATAGAGCCGACCTGCAGTAGCACCACCGAAGCTTGGGGCAATAGCTGGTGGCACTGGTGGCTCCGGTATGCCCATTTTGAAATCACCGGATGGGCAGAAACCCATGCCAAAGGTGTTGCAATAATCGAAGCGATCCTCGGCCGGCTCTGGCAGTGGCGGCAGTTCTCTGAGGATCTTATACCAATCCTCGGCATATGGCCTACAGCAGGCATAGGGACTGGGCGGCAGCACGAACCAGGTCTGACGGACGCCACCGAAGTTCTCGCCGAACTCCAGGGTCGACCCAGGGATAGCCAATAGAGCAGCAGCCACGTCCACCATGGTGTTCTTGCAGATGCCACGCTGCTCGCGCATGAGCGTGGTCGAGGTAACCGCTGAGGTCGGTTCACAGCCTGGCACCATCACGCCCCGACCACCGACCACCTCCAGGCGGTTCTGTAGGATCGTCTCGGGTCTACCATCAATGACGTTACTAAGCATTTTAGATCCTTAGATTGCGACGCAGCCGCTCCGACATGGTACCAGCAATCTGGCCGAGCTTGGTAGCGGCCTCCTCCTCCGAGTTGAGGGACAACCGGTGCGGTAGGTGCAAGAGTGTGGCTAGCTCCTGGGCCATCTCTAATTTAATTTCGCCAGCGCCATCGCCATAGACCTCCATGGTCAAAGCCTGGGGGGCAGCACGGCCGAATAGCATGGTAATAGTGGCTGGCTCATCCTCTGCCTCCGAGAAGTCAACCCGAGGGCGATCGCTAGCCAGGAGCAGGGCCAGGTGCCCGTCGCGGCCGAAGACGCGTTCGGCGATATTGGCCAAGCGGCTGGCGAGGTCATTAATTACACTCACGACCGTGCCCCTGGCCTGGGCTACTATCCCCTCGCCTACGACAGCCTGACGCTCTAAACCAGTCTTATTCAATAGGCTAAGGTGCATTAATCGCTGCCTCTAACTTGCTCGTATCGGGCTTGTGCTTACCAGACACAACAAGCACACTGATGCCGGCCTCGATGGCATACTCCCCCAGAGCCTCCAGCTTCGCAATCACACGCTTATCGGTCAACAGCCTCTTCGCCTTCACCTCAATAGCCAGCGATCGACCGTCAACGAGAGTTACCAGGAAATCAACATAATAGGTACGTAGCTTACCTTCAAAATTGTATGGGATCTTAAGCACGTCCTTACCAAATGAACCGACCAGGTGCGCCGCATCGAGTAATTTAGCAACCGCCTCCTCCCAGGTAGAATGACAGAGAATGATACCGGCCTTCCTGGTGGCAATCTGCCTGGCCCGGCGT